ACACAAGCTCAAACTGATGATTTTGAAGCTAGATATAATAATCTAGTTGCAAGTGAAATTCGTTTTCAAAAATTTTCTGAAATTCCCATTATAGATGCATATGAAATATATGATAATATAGATGAGGAAAGAGGGAAGTTTTGGACGAATTTTAAGTTTATTCTTAAGTCATTAAAACTTACTCCATTTAAGCATGCTAGGTTGAAAGAGATATTTAAAACCTATAATATAGCAATGAATTGTGGAGATATGATTAAGTTTGATGATGATCATCATATTGAGCGTGGTAAAGGTAAATTGCATTTATCGCAAACTCAAATTTATTTTTATCTTAATGAAGCTATACAGGCTGTAGATATAGATCCTGAATTATCAAGTTTTTCTAAATATCTATCAACTAGATGTTTAGTTGAATTGAGTTGTAGGTATGTTTCTTTTGATGATATTGATTTGAGATATTTATTAATGAAATCTATGATAAAGGAACCATTTTTATTAAGTGTTTATCAATCATATGATTATTTGAGATATTTCATTAAGAAGATAACTAAGCCTATTAGGAGTGTTGTATCTTCAACATTATCTTCAATTTATTATTCTAGAGAATTTTCAGAAATGTATAAAGCTGTATGGCAAAATATTGGTATTTATGGTTTGCTTGGTATTTTAAGTGTTGGAAATGGATTTCTTCTAGCGAAAAATGCTTTAAAAGTGAGGCAAATCCGTTCTGAGAATGCTAAGAATAGTAAGACACTTCAGGAATTAAGTGAAACACGTAAAGAGATTAAGCGTTTGCGTACCCAGGGACAAAGTTCTTGGGTGGTTTCTGAAGGTGTTAAAGCAACTATTAATAAGCATATGGATAATTTTTGTGGTTTATATGTGGTAATACATATGGGTGATAAAGTTGCCACCAGGCATCCTTGTAATTTGGTGTTTTTAGGTGGTAAAACTGCTATAATTGTTGATCATGCTATTCAAGCTCTTAGAGAGATTCAAGAGCGAGTTAGTAAACATGATGGACATTATGTAGAGTTAGTTATAGTTCCCTATGTTAGTATATCAATGGAAAAAAGTACTGAGCGTTTTCGTTTAGAAGATGTTGAGTTTGATGGAAATGATGAATTATCCAGTTATGATTTAGGCATAATTAAATTTAAACATGCCTATAATCGACCATATATTTTCCATTTAATTCCACCAGTAAAATGTATGGAATATTTATCAGATAAATCTAATTTAGAAGGTATTTTTATTGAAAGAACAACAGATAGCAATTTAGCTTTTGTTGGTCCTGAAAAGAGAATACCTGTTAGATTTAACTTTGGCCATTCATTGGGATTTTATGATTCCAATGTTAGTATATATGGTGAAAATGTTCCACTTAAGAGTTATAATTATCAAACCTTAGTTATGAAAGGTAAGGATGAAATTTTTATGACTCATGCTGGATATTGTACAAGTCCTGGATTCTTAATTGATGACAGGAAGAATTTTTGTACAAATATGATGTGGAAACAGGCTCAACAACCTTGGTTATGTTATCTTCATACTTCATTACAAGGTTCAGTTCCGAATGGTGCTCCCATTTTTAGAGAGATGTTTGAGAAGTGGATTGATGAATTATCTGTTGTTAATTTGAAGCCTGTTGTTGATGCTATTAATGAAAATATTGAAGTTTATAGTGAGATAACTAAGGAAGAATTTGGATTGAAGGATGGTGAACAAGCATGTGATCTTGAAGTTCAAACTGTTTTAGAACAGATTGATTCTAATCATATGTCTATAGCCAGTATGAATCATAAATTTTTCCAGCCATTTAAGAGTGAAATCAAGCGATCACCATTGTTCGGTATTGATGACCGAACAAGGTATCCCGCAAAAATGGGTGTATGTAAGCTTAAGGATGGAACCCTAGTTGATACTATGTTGAAAGCTAGAGAACCATATGGTGTTAATAATGCCTTATTAAATGGAAAAGTTATTGATGAGATTATTAATCAAGCTATGTCTCGTGTTATGTCTGATTCTTCTGTTCCAGTTCTAAAAGAATTGTTATCTTTAGATCAAGTTTTATATGG